ATGGCAAGAAGGCAGAAGAAGGTCAGCAACAAGCTAAAGAATTGACTGCTTCTCGTACTAAACAACTAAAGGCTGCAACTGTTGATGCTGGTGGTGGTAATGAAGTATCACGTAAAGTTTACCGAAGGGCTGATCTAATCCGTCTTCGGATGCAAGACCCCGCTAGATACGAGGCGCTTGCTGATGAAATCATGTTGGCCTATCAAGAAGGCCGAGTGAAATAAAAAGCCTAACTTAAAGGAGATTTACTATGGCTACTACCCTCGCAGGCACTAACAGTGTCAATGTAACAGGCGCTGCAAACTTTATTCCAGAGATTTGGAGTGATGAGATTGTTGCTGCTTATAAGAAGAATCTGGTTGCTGCTAACCTGATCAAGAAGATGAACTTCCGTGGCAAGAAGGGTGACACCGTTCACATTCCTGCTCCAGTTCGTGGCGCTGCCTCGGCTAAGACTGCAGAAAACGCAGTTACGCTGCAAGCTGCTTCGGCAAGTGATATCGCTGTGCTGATCAACAAGCACTACGAATACTCGCGTCTGATCGAAGACATCGCTGAAGTTCAAGCCCTGAACTCGATGCGTCAGTTCTACACTGATGACGCTGGTTATGCTCTGGCTAAGCAAGTTGATACCGATCTGATCCAGCTGGGTCGTGGTGTTAACTCTGGTGCTGGTACTGCTGCGTATGCTAACGCATACATCGGTGGTGATGGTACGACTGCTTACACTTCGGGTTCGCCTAACGCTTCGGCTCTGACTGATGCTGCTATCCGTCGTTCGATCCAGCGTCTGGACGATGCTGACGTTCCTATGGATGGTCGTTTCCTGATCGTTCCACCTTCGGCACGTAACACGCTGATGGGTATTGCTCGTTACACCGAACAAGCCTTCGTTGGTGAAACTGGTGCTTCGAACACGATCCGTAACGGTGAAATCGGTAATGTCTATGGCATTCCAGTCTTCGTTTCGTCGAATGCTGATACCGCTACCGGCTCGGCTCGTATATGTCTGCTGGCTCATAAGGACTTCGCTGTTCTGGTTGAGCAACAAGGCATTCGTGCTCAGACTCAGTACAAACAAGAGTTCCTCGGTACGCTGTTCACCTCGGACACCATCTACGGTGTTAAGGAACTGCGTGACGATGCAGCTGTTGTACTGGCTGTTCCAGCCTAAGTTGTAACTGGAGTGGACTCTTCGGAGTCCCTCCTTTTATTGGTGCATTTGTTAAGTGTACCCATCAAAGGAGATTTGTATGGCTAAGTTTAGATGTAAGATTTCTGGCACTATTGTTGAGTTTATTCATCCTGTGGATATTCTTACTACTAGTGAAAATCCTGCTTATGAGGAGATCGAAGATGGCTTGCAAACCAAAGAAGAACAAGACTCCAAAGAAAAAGTAAAGAAACCTAGAAAAGCTAAGGAAGCTGAATAATGGCAATTTATCGTGGTCCGGGTGGCGCAGGGGATGCAACTAATGATGCCACTAGTCAGGCCATTCTTGCTGTAGAGGCCGCACAAGCAGCTGAAGCTTCTAAGATTGCTGCTGCCGCTAGTGCTTCTACTGCTTCAACTGCCGCTACTAGTGCTACCAATTCTGCAAATTCTGCGGCTAACTCTGCCACTGCTGCTGCAGCCAGTGCTGCTAGTATTACAGGCGATGTAGCTGCTGCAGAGGCTGCTCAGGCTGCTGCATCTGCCAGTGCAAGTGCTGCTGCTACTTCAGCATCTAATGCAGCTACTTCGGCTACGAATGCAGCTAACTCTGCTTCATCTGCATCTTCTTCAGCATCTAGTGCTACGTCTTCGGCTACTACAGCTACTAATGCAGCCACTACAGCAACTACACAAGCTGCTAATGCTGCTTCTGCAGCCAGTAATGCTTCTACTAGTGCCACTAATGCAGCTAATTCTGCTACTTCAGCAGCTAATAGTGCTACTTCTGCTACAGCAAGTGCAACAGCTGCAAGTACTAGTGAAACTAATGCGTCTACTTATGCAACTAACGCAGCAACTAGTGCTAATAATGCTGCTAATAGTGCTACTGCAGCTTCTAATTCTGCTACAGCAGCTGCTACGTCAGCAACTAATGCTGCTTCAAGTGCGTCTACAGCAACTACGCAAGCATCTAATGCAGCTTCTAGCGCCTCTGCAGCAGCATCTAGCGCTACTGCAGCAGCCACTTCTGCCACTAATGCAGCTGCTTCAGAGACTGCTGCTGAGAATGCGTCTCTATCTGTTAATTCAACACTAGAAGAATTTATTAATCTACAGTATTTAGCCGATTGGGGCTTTATTTATGATACTGCTGAAACCATCACTGACTATGGAGTCTTAGTATGACAACTGCCATTAAGCGCCGCCGTGGTACAACTGCTCAACACGCTACCTTTACAGGTCTTGAAGGTGAGTTGACTGTTGATACCACAAAAGATACAGTAGTAGTACATGATGGTTCTACAGCAGGTGGTTTTGCACTTCTACGTGAAGATTTGAGTAACAATACTAATATAGCTTCTACGTCTACTACTCAGACTTTTACTAATAAAACTATCAATCTAAGTAGTAATACCTTAACAGGTACAACAGGTCAATTTAATACTGCTCTTAGTGATGGTGATTTTGCTACTTTAGCTGGTACTGAGACACTTTCTAATAAAACATTTAGCACTAATCCTACTATTAGTTCTGGAACAGCCAATGGCGTAGCCTACCTTAACGGCTCAAAGGTACTGACTACTGGTTCTGCGCTGACGTTTGATGGCACTAATTTGGGAGTTGTATCAACTGGTGCTATGGCTTTAGTTCTTGATGGTGGCGGCGCACACACTGGTTCAATTCGTTTTAAGCAAAGTGGTGTTGATCGTGGATTTTTTGGAAGCGCAGATTGGGTTATTTCTGGAGGAAATTCTAATGATTTGGCAATCGCTACTTCCGCATCTAATTACAATTTAATTTTTGGAACTAACCAAACCGAACAAATGCGCCTCACCAGCACAGGTCTGGGTATTGGTACGAGTAGTCCTAGTAAAAAGCTTGATATAAACGGCGATGCCCTGATCCATGGCCTGACTGTTGGTACTGGTGGCGGCTCTGTATCTAGCAATACTGCTTTGGGTTTATATAGTCTAAATGCAAACACCACTGGCGCTAATAATTCCGCTTTTGGTACGCAATCTTTGTTTTATAATACTACTGGCGCTTCCAATACCGCAGTCGGTTCAACAGCGCTACTTAACAATACTATTGGCGGTCAAAATACTGCTGTTGGCCATTCTGCACTGCAAGCCAACACCACCGCCTCCAACAACACCGCAGTAGGTTATCAGGCCGGGTACAGCAATACGACAGGTGCAACAATTACGGCATTTGGTGCGGGCGCTTTGTATTCTGCTCAAACAGCTACAGATTGCACTGCGTTTGGTTGGTATGCACTTAATTCAGCTACAGGTTCATATAATTCTGCATTTGGCGACCAAGCATTACGACTTACTACTAGCGGTCAATATAACACCGCAGTCGGCACATACGCCCTTCGTAACAACACCACCGCCTCCAACAACACCGCAGTAGGTTATCAGGCTGGGTATACAAATAGCACAGGAACGCAAAATGCGTTTTTAGGTTATCAAGCTGGGTATGGTAATACTGGGTCTGGGTACAACGTAGCCGTTGGAGCATATGCGCTAGTTTCGTCTGGCTCGGGGCAAGAAAACGTTGCCGTTGGTCAGTCTGCACTATATGGGAATACCTCTGGCGGACAAAACGTAGCAGTCGGTCGTCAAGCGCTTAATGCAAACTCCACCGCCTCCAACAACACCGCAGTTGGCTATCAGGCTGGGTATAGTAATACGACTGGAACACTAAATGCTTTCTTAGGGTCTTACGCAGGATATTCCAACACAACACCAAATAACAACACGTTTATTGGATCGTTTGCAGGTTATCAAAACACAACCGGCGCTCAAAACACGGCGTTGGGTCAGGCTGCGCTACAAAACAACACCACCGCTTCCTCCAACACAGCAGTTGGTTATCAGGCTGGGTATAGCAATACGACTGGCGGTGGAAACGCTGTGTTGGGTTATCAGGCTGCTTATGCTCTTAACTACGGGTTGAATGTCGCCGTTGGCTATCAGGCCGCATACAATGCGACCACATCTGGCAACGCAGTTATGATTGGTGCTTATGCCGGTTACAACAATACTGAAGCCACCTACGGTAACGTCTTTATCGGGCGTGAAGCTGGCCGTTCAAACACTACTGGTGTAAACGTAGCAGTTGGCAGTAGCGCCATGTATTACAACACCACCGGCACTAATAATACTGCAACCGGTTTGTATTCTCTATACTCGAACACCACGGGCAATTCCAATGTGGCATTTGGTGTATCAGCATTACAAAGCAACACCACCGCCTCTAACAACACCGCAGTAGGATATCAAGCGGGGTATAACAGTAACGCAACGATTACTGCCGTTGGGAATCAGGCACTATATTCAAATACATCAGGCCCATACAACTCGGCGTTTGGTAATGAGTCGTTAAAGTTTAATACCACAGGGCAACAAAACAACGCTTTTGGTTATACAGCGCTACGCGCTAATACAACCGGTTCAGTAAATAATGCTTTCGGCGTTGACTCGATGGTTTCTAATACTACCGGCAACCACAACGCTGCACTTGGTGGGGCGGCTTTAGCCAATAACACATCTGGTAGCTATAACACGGCGCTAGGTAGTAATGCACTCCTTAGCAACACCACCGCCTCCAACAACATAGCAGTTGGTTATCAGGCTGGGTATAGTAATACGACTGGATATTCCGCTGTTTACTTAGGTTATCAAGCGGGCTACAGCAATACAACATCTGCTGGAGACACTATAATCGGCTCTGCGGCAGGGTATTCGACAACAGGATCGTTTAATACCTTTATTGGTCAGGCTTCGGGTTACTATGTAACAACCGGCGCTAAAAATACAATCCTCGGCCCTTACACCGGCAACCAAGGCGGCCTCGACATCCGCACGGCGAGCAACTACATCGTGCTGTCGGATGGGGATGGGAATCCTCGTGCTTGGTGGGATAGCACTGGCGGCTTTGCGATGATAAGCACCGTCGACACAAATAGAGACTCGTTAACATATTTTGAAACAAATGTGTCAGACTGGTTATTTACCGAAAATCATAAACTAGCTAACACCCAGTATTATCATAGATTTCAATATGGTGGTACAAACATTGGTTCCATTATGGGAAACAATACAGGCGTAACTTATGCTACGACATCTGATTACCGTCTAAAGGAAAACGTCCAGCCAATGCAAAACGCATTGAAAAAGGTTGCGCAACTCAACCCTGTGACGTACACATGGAAGGCTGACGGTTCGGATGGTCAGGGCTTCATTGCTCATGAATTGCAAGCAGTTGTGCCTGACTGTGTAAGCGGTGAAAAGGATGCTGTAGACGCTGACGGTAAACCTATCTATCAGGGTATCGATACTAGCTTCCTCGTGGCCACATTGACCAAAGCAATCCAAGAACTCAACACTGAAGTACAATCTCTCAAGGCTGAACTGGCCGCACTGAAAGGTAAATGATATGACTGACCAAATCGTAGAGCCTGTTGTTGAAAAACCAAGCGCAGAAGAAATCGCCCGTCACTATGCCGCAGCGATGGATTCTGTTAATCTGCTGAACGCCGGTAAGCAGGAAGGCATGAAAGATGAAGAATGGGCTGATTGCGTCAAGCGCAATGTAGAGCATTTGGAAATCATGCTTGCCAAAGACTACTGGACTTCGGAAGATTTGAAGCCTCTGGAAGATGCAGTAAAAACCGCCGCCTAATCGGTTATTAGGTACATTGAGGAGATAAACATGGGTAAAGACAAAAAGACCCCCGTGATGATTGATGATGTTGAATATATGTTTGAGGATATGACTGCCGAACAGCAAACATTTCTCAACCACGTTGCTGACCTTGACCGCAAGCTAGGCGCGGCTCGGTTTAACGTGGATCAGCTTCAAGTAGGTAGAAATGCGTTTATGCAGCTACTTGCTGAAAGCCTAAAACCGAAAGAAGAAGCAACAGAATGATGTACCTAAAGTGGTTGTGTTTACTCCCTGTAATGCTGGTTGTAACCGCAGCCACTTTTCCTTTGGCTTTTATCCTGCCTTTCTTTGCTGAAGAAAAAGACGGTTTATCAGTGTATCGACACTAGCTTCTTAGTTGCTACACTAACCAAAGCAATTCAAGAACAGCAAGAACAAATCAACCAACTCAAGGCTGAAGTAGCCGCACTTAAAGGAGCCTAATCATGGCAAAATGGATCATTAATCAAATGGACTGCTACCCAACTGAAGACGGTGATGTTGATGTAGTATTCACTGTCCATTACGGCTGCAAAGATGAAGAAGTAGTTGGTGAAGAAACTTACACTGGCTATGTATATGGCTCTGTTGGCGTTACACACGATGCTGAAGGTGAATTTATTCCTTATGCTCAACTGACTGAAGAAGTTGTAGTTGGTTGGGTTAAAGAAGCTCTAGGTGAGGAAACTGTAGCAGCTACTGAAGCTGCTGTACTTCAACAGATTGAAGACCAAAAGAATCCTAAAGTAATCTCTCCAGCTCTTCCTTGGTAATAAGCTGTGCATCAGGACATCAATCAAACTGATGTATCTCTGTTATCTGCAAGATTGCAGACGCTGCATACTGATGTTTCTGACATTAAGGGTACGCTCAAAGATTTAACTTCAGCTATTAACAAGCTGGCGTTGGTTGAAGAGCGCATCACTAATGCTGTAGCGGCTCAGGAACGTAGCTTCAAGGCTATTGAAAAGCTTGAAGAACGTATTGATAGTTTAGAGAAAGCACAAGTGATTGATGACAATACTTCTAAATGGATTGATAGAGGTATTGTAGCTTTTGTAGGCGCTGCAGCTGCGTATATCTGGGAACGTATTAGGAGTGGTTCGTGAGAAAAGTATCTAAAGGTTTGCATTTAACTGCAGGAACTACTCAAACTTTGTATACTGTTCCTGATGGATATAGAGCCTGTTGGAATCTATTGTATTTGATTAATAATACTGCTTCTTCTAAAGCATTTACTGTAGGTTGGTACAATTCTGCAGGTACTTTACAGGCTCATGTATTCCAAAGCTATCCAGTAAGCTCAAAAACTTATATTATGTTTGATAGTGGTGCTTGGGTTAATATGGAATCAGGTGATTATATTACTGTTACATCTGAAGCTGGTGCAGATGCTGATGTTATTGCAAGCTTTGAAGTTGAAAGGAATAATTCATGAAAAAAGCACAAAAGATGGCTAAAGTTGGTAAGGTTATGCATGAGTTTAAAACTGGTACGCTTCATAGCGGTAAGAAAGGTCCTGTAGTTAAGTCACGCAAACAAGCAATTGCAATTGGCTTATCAGAAGCAGGTCTTTCTAAAAAGAAAACTAAAAAGAAGTGACAAAAGTAGAATTATTTTCTCTTGGTTTTCCTATAGAGTGTAAGCATCATGGTTTACACTTAAATTGGAGAATACATACGAATAGTAATATAAAATGTAACTTGTGTGCTTCATGGCATCAAAAAAGAGCAAGAGAAAAAGACCCTATAAAGTTCCTACTAAAAGATGCTAAACAACATTCTAAACAAAAGAATAGAGAATTTAGTATAACATTAGATGATCTTTTAGAAAAACTTGTTGTTCAAGATAATAAATGTGCTTTAAGTAGTATAGAATTTTCAAAAGAAAATAAGCCTTCTTTAGATAGAATTGATAGTTCTAAAGGATACACTAAAGATAACATTCAACTTGTATTAAAAGAGGTAAACATAATGAAAAGTAATTTTAATCAAGATTATTTTATACATCTCTGCTCTTTAATTGCTAAGAAGAAATAATGTCGTTCGACCCTATTACTGCTGGATTGGATATTCTCGGTAAAATTATTGACCGAGTTATTCCTGACAGAACTGCTGCAGATAAAGCTAAAGCTGAACTAATTACTATGCAGACCCAAGGTGAGCTTAACCAGCTTATGGGTCAGCTAGAGATTAATAAAACTGAAGCAGCTAGTTCTAACTGGTTTGTAGCTGGATGGAGGCCGTGTAGTGGATGGATTTGTAACATTGGTCTACTATACACATTTCTAGTTCAACCTATTCTGGCTTGGTTGTCTACAATTGTCAGTATTCCTGTACCTCCAGCTATCGATACTCAAACACTAATGGTACTTCTAGGTTCTCTTTTGGGTGTAGGTACTCTTAGAACGGTTGATAAAATTAAAGGTGTTGCTACTTGACAATTATTCTCATTTAGAGTATAATGTTAGTATAATTAAGGATAAATAATGAGCATTCCTACCTATCTCGATATGGTTAATGAAGTACTTATTAGGCTTAGAGAGCCTGAAGTTACTTCTGTATCTGATAATAGCTATTCTAAGCTTATTGGTAAGTACATTAATGATGCTAAAAGACAGGTAGAAGATGCTTGGGCTTGGAATGCTCTTACTGAAACATTGACTGCTACTACTGCAGCTAATATATTTAGTTACATTATTGAAGGTTCTGGTACTAGATTTAGAATTATTGATATTCTTAATGATACTGAAAACTTCGCATTGAAGTATGGTGAAACTAAGAGAATGAATGAATGGTTCTTGATGGCTAATCCAGAGCATGGTAAGCCTCAATACTATAACTTCAATGGTACAGACGCTAATGGAGATACTCTGGTAGACTTCTACCCTATTCCAGATGGTGTCTATAATATTCGCATTAACTTGATTAAGTCTCAAGTACCTCTAGCTTCTAATGCTGATAAGCCTCTAGTTCCATCAGAACCCATTATCTTTGGTGCTTATGCTAGAGCGTTGGCTGAACGTGGTGAAGATGGTGGTTTAGCATCGTCTGAAGCCTATCAATTGTATAAATCGTCTTTAGCTGATTTTATTGCAATAGAGGCTAACCACTACCCTGAAGAAATTACTTGGGCGGCTGACTGATATGGCTAGTCAAGTAGTTACAGCTACTCTACAAGCTCCCGGCTTTATGGGATTGAATCTGCAAGAATCAGCAGTTAATCTTAATGCTGGTTTTGCTCTAGAAGCTTTTAACTGTATTGTAGACCAGAAAGGCCGTATTGGTAGTCGTAGAGGTTGGATTAAGATAAATACATCTTCACTTGGGTCTTACGACTTTGAATGTATTGCTGAGTTTATTGACCATACGGATACTTCATATACCTTTGGTTGTGCTAATAATAAAATCTATAAAGTAACTGGTTCTACACTTACTGAAATGACTTATGGTGGTGTAGGTACAGCTCCTACAATAACAGATAATAACTGGCAGACAGCTACAGTAGGTAATAGATTATACTTCTTCCAAGAAGGACATAAGCCACTTGTATACGATCCTACTATCTCTACTACACATTACTATGTAGTACAGGAGACTGCAGACTATGTGGCTACTGTTCCGCAAGCTAATTGTGTCACTTCTGCTTATGGTCGCTTGTGGGCTGGTAACACTTCCACAGATAAAGATACTCTCTGCTTCTCGGATTTGCTAAATGGAAATATCTGGAACACTGGTACTGCAGGTACTCTTGATCTTTCTACTGTATGGGTTGGTGGTTCTGATTCTATTCAAGGGATTGCAGCTTTTAACGGATTTCTGTTCATCTTCGGCAAGAGACAAGTACTCATTTATAAAGGTGCTGAAGACCCAGCTACCATGTCTCTGCAGGATATTGTCAGAGGAATTGGCTGTGTGGCAAGAGATAGCATTGCTTCTACTGGCTCTGATATTATTTTCTTGTCTAATGTTGGTGTAATGTCTCTGCAACGTCTTATTCAAGAGAAATCTGCTCCTTTACGTGATATCTCTATGAATGTAAGAGATGATCTAGTAGGTAATTTACAGAATGAGACTGTAGCTAACATTAAAGCAGTATATTATCCTAGAGATGCTTTCTATCTACTAACATTTCCTACCACTGGTTATACATACTGTTTTGATACAAGAACTACATTGCAGAATGGTGCGGCTAGAGTAACTATCTGGAATCAGATTAGTCCTAAGTCTTACTGTGCTAGAGCGGATAACTCGCTATTGATTGGTAAAACTGGTTATATCGGTACATATTCTGGTTATACAGATAATGGTTCTACTTATCGTATGACGTATAAGACCAATCACTTTGATCTAGATAAACCAACTAATATTAAGATTCTAAAGAAACTTGGTTGGGTTATTATTGGTGGTACTAATCAACCAGTAACTATTCTTTATGGTTTTGACTATTCAGAAAACCTTAGAGGTTCTGCAGTAACACTTCCTTCAGAAGTAGTATCTGAGTATAACATTTCTGAATATGGTATTGGTGAGTATTCTGATGGTGTTGTGCTAGATGATGTTTATGTCAATGCTGGCGGTTCTGGCGAAACTATTCAAGTAGGTATGGAAGCAGATATCAATGGTGTTTTTGTTTCTATTCAAAGAATTGATCTATATGCTAAGTTGGGTAAAATCCACTATTAATTAAGGAATAAAGATGAGTGATTACGTCCGTGTATATAACCTAACTATTAAAGATAGTCTACCTACAGGTAACTCTAATAAAGTTATCAAAGGTACGGAGCTAGATGTAGAACTAAATGCTGCTGCAGCTGCTATTGCATCTAAAGCAGATTCTAATGATCCTACATTTACAGGTACTCCTGTAGCCCCTACAGCAGCAGCTGGTACTAATACAACTCAAATTGCTACTACAGCATTTGTACTAACCAATGGTGTACCATCAGGTGGTGTTGGTTTTGGTGTTAGAGCAAGCCCTACATCTACTGTATTGAGAAGTATTGCCGCTGGTACTGGAGTATCTGTTACTAATGGCGATGGTGTATCAGGCAATCCTACTATTGCTAATACTGGTGTATTATCCGTAAACTCACAAGCAGGTGCTTTATCGCTTACTGCTGGTAGTGGCATTACTGCTACAACAACCACTGGCTCTGTAGCCCTAGCCCCTACTTCTGGATATAATGGCTATGGTGTAAGAACTGTATCTACTTCTGATCCTAGTGGCGGCTCTAACGGTGATATCTGGTACAAAGTATGACTTTAAAAGTAAAAGATTCTGGTACATGGAAAGAACCACAATCTGTTTCTATTAAAGATGGTGGTACTTGGAAAACTGTAAAAAAAATATTTGTTAATGATGCAGGAACTTGGAAGCAAGTAGCTCCTTCAACTGGCACACAGCAGTTTACTTCAGGCGGCACTTTTACTGTCCCTGCGATGGTTACATCTATTACTGTTAATGGTGTAGGCGGCGGTGCTGGTGGCGGCACTGTATATGGTAATGGCGGTTGTATGGATCAAATGGGTGCTGGTGGTGGTGGTTCATCTGGTTGTACTATTGTAAATCAGACATTTTCTGTAACTCCGGGACAGGTTCTATCTATATATGTGGGTTCTGGTGGAGGCGCTGATAGTAATGGTGGTGCTTCTGGTATTACTAGTCTAGTTAATGCTGCTGGTGGTTATGCTGGCGGCGGTGGTGCTTGCTGTTCATATCTAGGTAATGGTGACTTTAAGGGCGGGGGCGGTTCATCAGGTTCAGGCTCTAACTCTGGTGGTGGAGGTATGACATTTGGAGGTCCTTGGACGGGTGGTACAGGTGGTAGTAGCCCTTGGGGTTCTGGCGGTACTGGTAATACCTGTTATGGTGGTCGTGGTAGTAATAGTTCTGCCAATGGTAATAACGGCTCTGGTTATGGCGCAGGCGGCGGTGGTGGCTCATGTAATGCTGCTACAGGTGTTGGTGGTTCAGGTTCGTCTGGTTTTATTTCTATTGCGTGGTAATTATGTCTATTTACGATACTCTAAAAGAAGAACTGAAAAACTACGATTTAGGTATTTTCAGTAAAGAAGAACAAGAACGTAGAATTTCTATTTGTCAAAGCTGTACTAACTACTCAGGCGATGAAGATCATCAGTGCAGTATCTGTAAATGTAATATTAACTGGAAAGTAATGTTAATGCAAAATAGCTGTCCTGCTGGTAAATGGACACCTAATAATTGACAGATAGTAATAAATATGTTATACTGTGTGAATGGATAACATTAAAGAAATAGTAGTATCAACAAGTAATTACGTATTATACTTTGAAAGAACTCCTTGGAATGATCTATTTATTCATTGTGATTTTAATGGTAAATGGAATAAGGAAAATAGGGAAAAGTTCTTAAAAGATTTAGATAATCTCTGCAGTAGTCAGAATGAAACTATATATGCAATGCCATTCATTTATGACAAACGTATGCAGACATTCTTAAAGATTTGTAAGTTTATTAAATTAGCCGATGTAGTATGCGGTGATGGTGTAACTAGAGCAGTACATATTTGGAGAAAGTAATATGGGTTCGATTGCTAGTGCAGTTGGTGGATTGGTAGGTGGCATTGGTGGCATGATCTCTGGTGATGCCGCTGCAGGTGCTGCTAATGAACAAGCAGATTATCTTCGTAATCTATCAGCAGAACAGCGTAAAGCTATTACAGATGCCGCTGCTACTGCTGCTGCTAGAGGGCAGTTTAAACCTGTTACAGTAACGTCTGCTTTTGGCACTCCTCAGTATACCTATGATACGTCTGGTAGACTTACTGGTGTAAGTTCTACTGCTGCTCCTTGGCTGGCTAATCTTCAAGCTAGACAGCAGGGTTTGTTACCTCAGTATATGGGTCTAACAGAGTCTGCTTTGTCTGTAGCTCCTCAGTATGCTACGGGTGCTCAACAGGCAGTCACTGGTGGTGAAAGAATGTATCAGTTGGCTGGTCAGGCATTGCCTACTAGCTACGATACTACTGCTGCTACTCAAAAGCTTTATAGTCAGTACCAAGACCTATTAGCCCCAGAACGTGAGCGTCAACTAGCTGCAACTAGAAATAGTGTCTTTCAGCGTGGTAGACAAGGATTGGCTACAGGAGCGACTCAAGCTGGCGGTGAGTTAGCTACTAATCCTGAAATGGCTGCTTACTACAATGCTATAGCTAGTAAAGATAAAGAACTTGCTATTGCAGCTGATACGCAAGCTAGAGCAAATCTTACACAAGATATTGCCAATGCTGGTAAGTTGTTTGCTGGCGGTGCTGGTGGTTATACTACTGCTGGTGATCTTCAAAATCAGATGTATCGTAATGTAGCCGCTTCTCAGTCTCCGTTTGCTACTGGAATGGCTGCTACTACAGGTCTTGAAGCAACTGCTTATACACCAGTTACACAAGGCTTTAACATGGCTACTCCTGTATCTCAGGGTGAGCAGTATGCTGGTACTATGAATTATAATGCTGCTAATGCTGCTGCTAATGTAGCTGCTCAATACGCACCTGCTATTGCAAACTATCAATATCAGAATAGTGCTTATAGTCCTTGGGGTTCTATGCTACAAGGTATGGGTAGCACACTTGGTCAATCTAATCTTGGTAGCTGGAGTAGCTTGTTTGGTAATAGTTCAGCACCGCAGCAAACAGCAGCACCTTCTGCTTGGACACAGAATACTGGATGGCAAGGTAATTATATTCCCGGTATTTCTCGCCCTAACTATTAATTGAGGATAAATAATGGCTGATATCGTAGG